CGACGGAACCACGACGACGCGGGCCAACTCCTCAAGCTGGCCGAGCTCGGCGCCGATGCGGGCAGCGAGGTCAGCACCCATCGAGGATCGAGCGTCGTGGAACACCGCCCCGTAGTCGTCGCCGCCCGCGTTGACATGACACGCGACATGGACCTTGGCACCGTAGTTGTGTGCCCTGGACTGGCGCTCCGAGTACGTGCCGTCACTGATCACGATGACCTCGTGGCCGGCATTGCGGAGCACGTCCTCGGCGGTCGCCATGTAAGCGCGCGTGATCCGGTCCTCGACCAGGTGGCCGTGAACGGCTGACGGCCTGCCGCCGGTCCTGCCGACGTGGCCGCGTTCGAGGACGATCGTGGTCATCGCGTCAACTCCAACGCCGCGCCGACAACAGCCGCGCCGACGAACAGCCCGACGACGCCAGCGACAGGCACGGCCGCTCGCGTCCACGCAAGGTGCTGCTCCAGCTCGTGACCGTACACCCAGCGACCGCCAGCTATGTCCTCGCAGTGGCGCCTGTCGTCGTCCCTGCCGTGCTTGCTGACCGTGTAGAGCGCACTCCAGTGGTCTTCCATCGCCATGGAGTCGCTACACGCCGCGAGCTCACCGAGTGGCATCATCACGCCACGGTGAGTGGCTACCCCGTCGACCTGGTACGGCATCGGGTCGCCGACGTGGACGACCGTGTAGCTCCAGTCGAGTGGGTCTGGGTCGGGGATGTCGACGCGCTCGGCTGGTACTGGCTCTGGAATGGGCATGCCGAATACCGGAGGCGGTGTCGGGTGGTGGCAGGCGATGAAGGTCAGGAGCAGGATCATCTCGTCCTCTGCCGCAAGTATAGCGCGCTCACTCGATCAAGCCTCTCGTCCGGATCATTCATAGCCAGCGCCTCGACCAACTCAGCCTGATCAGCCTTCAGCTCTTCGTCGATGGCTGCGATCAGAACCCGCTCGGCGTCGTCATCGTGCACCGGCTCAACGACGCGCACAGGACGGGGCCGCATCACCACGGCAACTGCTGCCACAGCGAGCAACCCTACGGCCGCCGCGAGTCCCCAGAGCCAGTCACTCACGACGAGCCGCCACGACCGATGCCGCCTGGGAGGAGGTGAGGCCGCCAGAGCCGTAGTCACGGAGACCCATGGCGCCAGATCCGAGACCACCAGCGCCAGCGAGAGCGAGGCAGATGGTGCCGAGAGTTGGTGCAGCCGTTGCCAGGTCGCCGATCTGCTCCGGGGCGATGAACGCCACCAGGCCGAAGAGGAGCAACCCGGCAGCGCCGAGGATGAACGTGGAGACGATCGCGAGAACGGCGATCGTGTAGGTGCGGGATGGGATCATGTCAGCCTCCGAATAGGAACCCGAGCCACTTCGGGTCCTCGGCTTCGTCGATGGGGTCAGCGACTCGCGGCTTGTCACGAACGACACGCAGGCCGTAGGAGCCACAGGTTTGGTCGAGGTGTACTTCGTCGGCGGCTGACTCGCCTGGGACGGTGACGCCCACCACGATCCCTTCGCCGCGCAGTTCGATGGAGGCCCACCCGTGTCGGGCCTTGATCTCGTCGTGGAGCCGGTCAACCGCTTCCGGCGTGAGTACGTAGTCGGACGGGCTGGTGATGGTGTATCTCATTGGTCGACCCACACTTCGCAGTGGTAGTTGTAGATCGTGCGGACACTGGCCGCCAGCGGGTACACGCCGAAGATCAGGCCGACACTCGTGCCGTCTGGTGGCGCGTCCGTCTCCTCCTCGACTTGGTAGACGAGCACGCGATTCGAGTCGTACAGCTCCATGATCGCGTGACCGCGGAACCACTCAATCACAAGCTCGTGCGGCTCACCGACGATGGGCGGAATCCCGGTGTCGGCGGTCGTTGGTGTCCCTGGGTTGTTTGCGCCGTTATCTACGGCCGCGACCCATCCGGAGTCTCCGCGCCTCGTCGACCACGCCCAGCCCGCATAGGCTTTGGCTCCTGGCGTGTCTGTTGCACCGAGGTGAGACGCGGTCGTCCCGTTTCCGAGCCAGACGCCGGCAACCACATTCGTGAGGTCATTGATTGAGCATCGGAAAACCGCCTTCCCGCCAGTCTCCCATTTGCAAAACGAGTACACCTGTATCGACATTCGATTACCGGCAGTCGCCGGGCATGACCATGAGAACGAGCGCCCGTACTGATCGGTTGGGCCGATCGCCCGCGCATTGAACACCTGCCCACAGAGATAGAATACTCCGGGGCCAAACGGCAGTCCCCCGCTCGACGTCGCCTCGTAGACTCCGCGGCTGTGACGTGGCGGCTCGTGGTTGCTCTCTCCCGCCACCACCCACCGGTTGTTTGCCCGGTCGGGCTCCAACACCAACACGCCACCATTCCGGCGCATCCACTGGAACGAACTCACTCCTTCGTTGTAGCGTTCGGCCCCGTCGGGAACGACCTTGTGCGGGCTCGCCTTGGCTGTGTACGTCCGGTCCCTGATCGTCAGCTTGTCCCGAAGGAACGACGCCACAGGGGGCAGCGTCAGCCGAGCGTCAGCAACAGCGATATCGACGAGAGACACGCCAGGGCCGATGATGGTGGACGCGACCGTGACGATCTGGGTCGGGCCCCTCACGACGTCGGCATTGCCCTCAAACGCCACGGGTCACGCTCTGGTTGGTGCGCATATCCATCGTTGCTACTTGGCTACCTCCTGGTCGTCCATCTCGGCAACCGCCGAACCAGTCGGCTCAACGAACACAGGCGCCGTCGGAATGACCGTTGCGCAGCGGCTCCAGTCGTGCTCGGCGTCGATGGTGCATTGGCCATCTACGATGATGGTGGCGGCGAGGCCGTGGGTGGTGGTGAGGTAGGCGGTGTCGATGATCGCCTCTTCGACGACGTGGACGGTGATGGTCAGCGTGCCGGAGGACTGGGCGAGGGCGAGGGATGTGAGGAGGAGGGCGATCATGCTGTCTTCACCGCGCGTGAGACGAACAGCGCCGCGCTCCATCGGATCGTTGTCGCCGCGAACCCTGTTGCGGTGAACGTGAGGTAGTCGGTCCCTCCAGCGGTTGCGGACGCAACGAGCGTGACGGTTCCGCCACCGTCAATGTTGTCAATGACCAGCGTCTCGGAGCCACCGTGTAGCGTCGGAGTCCCCGCCGGGTTGGAGATTGTCCCCTGAACCAGCCAACTCGTGACGGTCCCGTTTGTCTCGTCATGCGCGGTGACGTGGCCGGAATAGGTAAGCGACCCGTCGACAGGGACGGACAGCTCTGTATCGAATGCGAGCATGACAGTAGGGGTGGCGTCCGTGGTGCGTGCGTCGAGGTGGACGTTCTGGAGTTGAGACTTGCCCCGTTGGGCGTCTGACGCTGCGACCTTGTTTGCGGAGTAGGCCATGAATGGGGCGTCGGCCAATGCGGACCTGCCCATTGCCCAGCCATAGGCGTCAAAAGACGCATTGTTTTGGCCACCTGGGATGACACCAAACACCCCGGCTGAACTTATGTCGTTGTCTAATCCTCCACCAATCGCGCCATAGGTGCTTGCTGCTGTATTGTCTCTTCCGCCCGCTACTGTAGCCGCTGTCTGCGATGCTGTATTTGTTCTTCCACCACCCACCGTTGCATATTGTGCATTCGCGAACCCTTCATGCCCCCCGGCGACAGTAGAGGCTGTTCCGGCTGCAGTATTAGTGGTCCCCCCGGCCACCGCGGCGTCCGTTCCACTACATGCGTTTTCCCTTCCTCCACCAATCGTAGAGTAGTCACCGGTAGCAGATCGAGCCGATAGCAAGCGAGCCATTTGCAAATCAACCGCGTAGCTCCCGCGCTGATTCCCACCGGTGGCCGTCCCATCAGCAGGCGGGCCAAGATAGAACGCCCCCGTCCCGCTCGGTGACAGGATGAGGTCGTCGTTCGCCACCGTCGTGAGAACCCGCGTCCACGTCTGCGCGGAGTACGTTCCGGTCGTCACGGTCAGGTTGGTTTCTGCCATTCCGCGTGCGCCGTCGGAGCCGGTGATGAGTCGGTCGACGGTCACTACGGCTGCGGCGAGGAGGGCGGTTGGGGAACCAGCGGACAAGTTCGCCACCGCCTGCGCCGTGACCTTCTTCTTCGCGTCACTATCATCTACGTCCTCGATCAGAAGCAGGTCACCGCTCGCGACTGTTGCGGCGGCGATGGCGTTGATCTCGCCGGATACGTTGTTGTGGATCGCCTCAAAATCAGGCGCGTCCGCATTTCCTTCAATAGCCATGTCAGCTCCAGAACTGTCCGTCGAGCGAGACGAAAGCGCGCTCGGCCGTGCCGGTGAATGTGTCACCTGTTGCGATTCGCTGCAGCGAGATCAGGATGCCCTGGCCAGGCAGTGCGTCCGGGATGCCCAGGGTGAACTCTGTGAACTGCGTGTCATCGGTTACGCCGCTTGCCGCTACGATCTGGTTGTCCGTGGACTCGTCGAGCGCTCCGCCAGACGACGGCAGGTTGTCGCCCTCGACGACCGGAACAGCGATAGCCACCCAACTCACGTCGCCAGTGTCCGCGCTGCTTGGCTTCCATCCGAGGAGGAGCGTGATCTTGCGGCTCGTGTCGAGCCCTTCTGGGACCGTCGTTTGCCACACGATGCCGTCGCCCTTGCTGAACCCAGAGAGCGGCGCCGAGTAGGTGATGTTGGACGATGCGCTGATCGTGACCGCGCCCGGACTCCCGCCTGCTGTCAGCGCGAACGGTTGCCCGACCAGCGGGATATTTCCGTGTCCGATCGCGTACCCGAACAGCTCGGGCGCCCCGTCGTCGTTGGCCTCGAAGCGATTGGTGTGCAGCTTCAGGCTCGTCCCGGTCGCGTTCTCCAGCACCGGGGCCGTCGTGATCGCGCTCGTGATCTCGATCTTGAGCCACTTGCCAGCGTCGCCGTCGTAGGTGTCGACTCCCCACGTCGGATCATCTGGATCGTACCGGACCTGCGACGATTGGATGCGCTCGAAGATCTGCTGCGCGTGCGCCTTTCGCGGCCGGTCGCTGTCAGCCGTCATCGTGTAGATCGACGTCCAGCCTGCTGCCCCGTCCGACAGCGAGACCTCGATCGCGCCAGCCGCTCCCAGGTCGAGAGCAGTCGAGATCGTGTCTTTCCAGCCTGGGAACTCGCGCGAGGTGTTGCACATCAGGAACGCGTTGCCGGCAGCTAGAGCCGGGAACATGGTGGTTGCTGTGCCTGCCACGATGGCGTCGGTCACGTCCGTGTAGACTCCGCCGATCGTCGCGTAGGTCAGGCACACCATGTCGATGCTCGTGGAGTCACCCTCGCCGAGGCAGGTCTCGGATGGATGGTCTGGCGTCCCGACGTGGAACTCGCCGACGCAGCTTGTTCCCTCGTCGCCAGGCGTGCCGTCGCTGAACAGGATGCGCTTGTTGGCGGTCGGCGTTCCTGGGTAGATGCTGACGCGATCGGCACGCAGCTCGCCGCCAGCGATGAACACCTTGGCGGTTGTCGCTGTAGTCTCCAAGTCGAGGACGGTCGCGCCAGACGCGCCAACGAACCCGCGCAGGGTCGAGTTCGCGTCGACTACCGCGCCCTTGCCTGGGCCTTGGAATGCGATGAGCCGAGCCGACAACGTGCCGCCACCGGTGACGTGCGCGCCGATCGTGCATGTGCCGCCGAAGAAACTGTTGTTGCACTGACACACGCCCTCGATGAGCAGCGCTCGATCCCACGTGCCGCCAGCGAGATAGACGTTGCTGATGCCGTAGTAGGCGCCGGATGCTACCTCGATGACCGTCGTGCCGTCTCCGTGGACGTTGATCAGCTGGGCCGTGTTCGTCAGTTCTGCGCTCTCGCTCCAGATGACGCGATCACAATCCTCGATATGCATAGAGTCCATGTGGAACTCGATCGTACCCGCCGGGATGTGGACGCCAGCGGCGCCCGCCCCGGTGGCGCCCTTGATGGAAATGCCGCTGAAGTTGCTGTGTGAGCCAGCGACGATGGCATGGTCGAGAGCCCCGGTGTTCAGGCATTCGATCCGCACTGACGCATACCCGTCGGTGCCAGAGAGCGACGTGTAGTCTGGCCACGCGATCGGGTTGTCTTCGGTGTAGACTCCGGAGTCGACGACGACGGTGACGGGGACACCAGCGGCAGCAAGCGCGGAGGCGACGGCAGCGCCAGCTTTGATCGTCGTGATCAGTTTGTTCTTGCCAACCCGGATCGTCTGTGCGGCGTGGCGGGTGATGTCTGCGTTTCCCTCGACAGACACGGCTACCTCCGCTTCACGAGGATCTGGATGTAGGCTCCTGTCCCACCGGTGAGATCCGCGTTGTCACTGACCCATGAGGACTTGATGACGTCGCCAGCATCGAGGTCGAGGTTCGCTGGCGCTGTGGACTGCAACGTCATGGCGGTCAGCGTCTCGTTCACGATGGTCTCGAGGTCATAGTTCACCGGCTCGAGCAGATTGTTGGCGCCTTCGGCACACGTGAACAGGTAGGTTCCAGCAACGGACCCGGCCTTGGTCTTGAACCACAGCTTGATCGCGATGACCGTGCAGCTGAAGGGCACGAACGCGTAGATGTTGAGCGTGTCGTCGGCGACGATCTCGACGTCAGTATCGAGCACGGCGACGTGGAACGCGTCGAATGCGTCGTCGATCTCACCGTCGACAAACGCAGCGTCAACCGGTCCACCTGTTGGCCATCCCCAGGACATCAGTACACCCCCGGTTCTTGGATGACCTCAATCTCATGGATGATCCGGTTGTCTGTGCCAGCGTCGACGGTGCTGCGCAGGTACATGGCGCCGTCTGGCGAGTAGTACGGGACCTCGGTGATGTCCGAGAACGACGCGGCGGGCAGTGACGAGTTGTCGCCGGCGATCTCTTCCTCGGTGTTTGCCGTCCAGCCAGGAGCGCGGCCGATGCGCGTGTCGATGGTGGTGCCGGTACTGACTCCGGTGTCGACTCGCCCGGTGACGCGGCGAATGCGACCCGCCTTCGGGACCTTGATCTTGGGGGTCTCCGATGCTGCTGCCGCGTCGGTCTCAACCACGACGATCGAGAGCGCACCGTTTTCCTTGCGTCGGTAGGTCACTGCTACGGCATAGGCCATGGGGCCTCCTGTCTATGTCTGGGTCGGGGTTACTTCAAGGCCAGGGCCAATGACGACGCGGCCAGGCTGGTAGGTCACGGTCACGTCGTCGCCAGCCGCCGCCATGGTGTCGACCTCGGCGTACAGGCGGGCGATGGACGAGGTGTCGAAGCGCTCGGAGAAGCCGCGGTAGTCGACGCCGGTCCACTCGGCGCCGTTGATCATGCGCCAGCTCGGGGGGGCAGACGACGCCTGGCCGCCCGCTGATCCGAAGAGCCTGATGTCGCACGTGTCAGGATCAGCAACGATCGCGAGGACGCCCGTACCGGTAGCGCCGAAGACGATCGTGTAGTTGTCCTCGCCGAGCCCACGCACGAGCACCGTGTCGTCAGTGCCGTCGCCGTCAGCGTCGATCACGCTGGCAACAACGAGCGCGACGCCCGTGGTGTTGATCTCGTCGCGGATGCCCTCGAGCACGTCCTGGGCAGAGGCGGCCCCGCCAGCGTTCGCATCGTAGGCGCAGATCAGCGCGTTGAGCTGTACGGTGTAGGTCGCTGTCAGGTCAAGCGTGTCGATGGTGACCCAGCAGGATCGATGCGCGATCTCGTCTCGGAGATCGACGAGTACCTGGGTCTTGAGCGCGCCCTGGGTGGCGGCGCCTGCGCCTGTGACGGCGGGTGCGCCATCGTACGCCACCTGCTCGAGCCAGTTGGCGCCTCGTCCACCGAGCAACACCGCGATCTGGTTGGCCTTCTCGTAATCGCCCACGTTGCCCCCAGAGGTTCGTCTGGAGGCAGTATAGCGCCGTCAGTCCTCGGGGACGATCAGTTGCCTACAGGGCAGGTAGTCATCGCCAGGGTCGACACGACGCCACAGGCGGGCGCGATTGCCTCGGGCGATCTTCTCGAGCTGCACGGCCACGGTGCTGGTGTAGCAGGCGAAAACAGCCGCGCCATCGGTTGCGACGCCGAACGGAAGACCGTCGGTCTCGCCCTTCCAAGCCAACGCCAGCGTGTCGCGCTCGAGCGCGATGATGCCCTTCGGTGTGCCCGTCGTGTCCGTGGCGTAGATTCCACGATCGTCGATCGTCACTCTGGGGATAGCGCTTGCGGTCGTGAAGCCGGTCGCGATCGACGAGCCGTCCACGACTGATCGCGTCTGCACTCGTTGAGCTCCCGCGCTGAGGCCGCACACGAGGAGACCACTTCCATCCGTCGCGAGGCCCTGCGCGTGCGCTGGCCGGTTGGCGTCTACCACATCCCAGGACATGCCTGACGCATCGAGGCCGAGCCCGCCCTCGTTGGCCAGGTCGGCACCGGTCGCGGCGATCACGGCTCGCATATGAGCGCCACTTCCGTGAGCACTGGCCGCGCCGCTGATGAACACCTGGCGGCCGTTCGTCGCCACCGCTTCGAGGTTGCCATCGTGGTCGTAGCTCCAGACAGCCAGGCCGGTCGCAATCGAGATCGCCCGCAGCTCGATGCCTCCGCTCGTGTCGCCGACCAGGTAGACGTGCGTGCCGTCCATGGCGATGTCGTTGACGGTTGCGCCGTGATCGTACGTCCACAGCACGGCGCCACCAGCCTGCGCGTCGTAGAGCTTGATCTCCGTGCCGTTGGTGATCGCGAGGTGCTCGCCATCGCACAGCACGCGAGCCACCGCCGCCGTCGGGGCCGCATACGGTGCCGTCGCGTACTGCGTGGTCAGGTCGCTGCGCTTGACGCCGATCAGCGGTCCTGTCGAGTCGAAGTAAAATACGCCATCCCCGGACACGTCGACGTGCAGCCAGGATGCGCCTCCGCTCGCGATGCCGATCAGCTGCTCGCCGCGGAAGTGATCGGCATCGTACTCATCGACGATCACCGTGTCGCCGACAGCCATGTTCTCGACGGCGTCATGCAGCGACAGCCGCTTCGAGCTCGACGTCGCGAAGTGCGTCAGCCACGTCCACGCCGAGTACCACCACCAGTTGAGGAAGTTGAACGGCACGGGCTCCTTAAAGAGCCAGCCCGTGAGCTGCTTGCTGGCGCTCGGTGGCGGGGTGCGTACAGCTGATCCGCCGTTGGCCCAGTTGGGAGGCTCTGTGGTTGGGCGCGTGGTCATGTGATGCTCCTGGCGAGTGTTCCGATATCGAGTGGGCTGGCGTCCGGGTCTCCGTCGAAGCCGAGATAACCGGTGACCGCCTCGATCAGGTCGATGCTGATCCCGCTTGGTCTCGCGGTGCCGAGCATGATGCGGCCGACGCGGCGTGCCTGCTCTGCGCTCATGGGGAGGTCGCGAACAACAACGAGCTGCAGGCCCGCGGGGTACAGCGGCGTCTCGGTGACGCTGACATAGGGCGCGACGACCAGCTTCCAAATAGCGATCAGCTCGTCGGTGCTGCCGCCTGAACGGTTGGCGAGGATGCGCGCCTGGATGAATCGTCTGTAGGTGTCGTCATCGAGCCCGCCCGGCTGCTCACCGACGATGGCGCCCCACTGCTGGAGAGCCTTGCCGGTGGCCGTGTTGAGGTCGCGGTCCACGATCAGCGCGAAGGTCTGATCCTCCATGACCTGGGCACCAGCCGCCATCGCACGGACAAGCGCAGTGATCCGCGGCATACGCAGCTCACCGATCAGGTCCTCGACGGCCAGGTCCTCGTGATCCGGGATCAGCACCAGGCTGGTGGAGCTCTCCGGCGCATCAGTGCTCTCGACCTGGAGCGCGCCCGCGGTGACCTCGATAGCTGTGAGCGCGACGCCGCCGAAGTCGATGGACTGCAAGCGACCACGACAGAGCCCGGTCAGCGCGTACGATCGCTCGTCCACCAACGTCGTGTCGTCGGCGTGATGCGCATGCCAAGAAGGGATCGGGTAGTCGGTTGTCGCCGCGCCTTCGCTGTTTCTCCAGACATTCGCGAGGCGTCGCCCCGTCGTGATCGACAGGTGGCGTCCGTCAGCCAACGGTGCGGCGAGGTGCTCTTCCGGCTCGATAGGGGCCGCAACCGTCGTCGAGTGCGTCCAGTCGGTTGCGCCTCCGACGTCCTTCACGTGGTCGACAACGAGGCCTGGATGAGTCAGCGCCACGAGTTCGCTCGAGCTGCTGCCTGGTGACTGGCGATAGTTGGTGGCCACGGATGAGGCGATCAACGGTGCCGGGACTGTGGTTCCGAGCTCGATCATCATCCCAGCTGCCGAGTCGTCTGGGTTCGCGTTCGCGGTCCAGCCGTTGCCGAGGAGCCACGTTTCAGCCTTCGCGACGCCGGTAATCGCCGCGCCGTTCCAATGGAAGATCGTCGAGCCTGATCCGCTTGCCGCCCCCGTGACGTTCGCCCGCTGCACCGTCCACTCGCTGCCCCACTCGACTTGGTAGAGCGAGAAGCCCGCGGACACCAAGGCGGCCCCGGTGCCGTCGTAACGATCGACGTTGATGTCCGTGCCGTCGGTGTAGATTCTCGCGGCCACCGACGGGTGCTGGCTCGCGAGTGCTCCAGACGAGACGGAGGCACCTCCTACGCGCAAGCCGCCGAGAAGCGTGCCCTGTGCTGGCGTGACGAACCCGACGCGCAGATCGTACGCCACAGCATCGAGGCCGACGACGCCCGGCGCGCCTCTGATGATCACGGGCACATCCAGTAGCCGGAAGCCAGAGCCCTCCTGATCGCGCTCGCACTCGACGACCTGGATCACGCCTTGCCAGTCAGGAGACACAGACAGCGCGCCCCGTTCGAGGCGCAGTACGTTGCCGCCAGTGGTCGTGAGGTCGCCCGTGCCGTGCTGATCACCGCTCACGCGCACGGCGGTCACTCCCGGCCCTACAGCACCTCCTGTGTCCTGCACCGTGCCGGCGATGAGCACGAAGTAGTCAGGCAACAGCGGCCGATTCAGCTCTAGGTCGTAGGTCGATCCAGCGAACTCACCAGGACCGATCCGATACTGCGTGACTCTGATCGATGGCGTGGTGGTCATGGGTGCCTCTATACGACGGTGTTCGTTCCGATCTCGGCGATTTGCGCGAGCGTGACAGCGATGTCAGCGGCCCCGCCGTTGAGCGCCATCGACGCGCCGAGCACGCCCTCGACGGTGGCAACCAGCGCCAACATGGGCAGCGTGCGCACGTCGTCTCCGACTCCAAGAGTCGCGAAGTAGTCCGCCACGTGAGCCTGGATCTGCGCTTCGACGTCGCCGAGCGCGTAGCCAGTGTCGAGCGTCACCGTGGTCTGGACGTTGACAGTCGTTGGAGACGCCCAGTCCCAGCGGACTATCTTCTCTGCCGAGTCGAACCCGGTGACGGTGGCCTCGATGTCGGAGCCGTTGATGTAGATGCCGTCCGCGACCTGATCGTAGATGATCAGCGCGACGGCTTCCTGCTGCGCGGTCGTGAGCGTGCTCGGGTACAGCACGACGCTGACGCTCTTCGGCTCGAGGACCAGGCCGTCAACGACCGTCGCGATCAGCGTATCGTTGTCGACCACGACCGCGGCCGTCACCGCCGCGAGCTGCGTCAGCTGGGCACGCAGGCTCTCACGGTTGCGGCCTCCACCGATGGCCAGCGACTCCTGACGTCGCTTGCGCAGCTCCGTGTCGGTCTCGCGCGCATCGCCTGTGGTGGCTGCTGCCGCATTGGTCACGCTGGTCAAGCCGGATCGCACGATCACCAGCTCGTCGATCTGCGCTGTTGTCGCGACGACAGCGCCCTTGGCTGTGGCGCGCACGATCACGTCGACAGTGCCGCCGCCGCCGATCACCGTGTCTTCTGTGATGGTCCAGCGCTGGTCATCATCGGTGCCGCCGCCCTCGACGAGGTCACCGGTGAGCACCGCGGTCCCGGCTGTGCCGGTGAACGTGGCAAGAGCTTGGGAATACGTGGCTTCGATGCGTCGAACACCGACGATCAGGGCCAGGTTGTCGAGTCCGAGGCCTGTGGCGTTGGCGACGTCGAAGACGCCGTAGAGCGCCTCGCTACCGCTGCCAAGACTGCCGAGTCGTGCGGCCATGTTGGCGGTGATGGTGCCGAGGAATACGTCGCGCACCCAGTCGATATCAGACGGAAGGCCCAGAGCGATCAGAGACGCTTCATATTCGTCTCGGATCTCGGTGAGGAAGTCGGCTGCTCGTGGCGCAACGTACCCATCGTCAGTCAATCCGTAGGTGCTCATGCGATGCCTCCAGCTACGATCGTGCCCTGCCCGCCGCTCCAGAGTATCGCCGGCGAGCCGTTGCTGTCAGCGCCGAACGGCAGGATCTCGGCTTCGATGGTGTCGTCACTGTCCTCGATCGTGATGCTTGCCGCGATGGACATGCGCCTCGATGACTTGACGCGCGTTGCCACCCAGCTGTCGACGCTGATGACGCCCGGCGTGGTCTCCACTTCGGCGCGCAACACGTCGCTGATCTGGTCTACCTGCGTCGGCTTTTGCGCGATCCACTCGATGTAGGGCAGGCCTTGCGACTCGTCGAGCAGCCACTCACCGACGAACGTGCGCAGCCGGATCTCGATGCGCTGGAGTGTGACGGCTGGCCCGCGAATGTGGGTGGTGAAGTGCGGGAGATCGCCGTCGACTAGCTGGACGTCCATGCTCATTTCGCTTTCACCTTTGTTGCGGCTACGGAGCCAGGAGCGGGAAGCGGGGGAGGCACCAGCGTCGGGACGGTAGCTGGGCCGGGGCCTGGGAGGTAGAGGTGCGTGTGCAGGTCGTACGCGACCTTGATCGCCTGGAGCTCGGACAGCACTTTCGCGGCCAGCGCCACGAAGTCCGTCGCCGTCGAGTCACCGAGGCGCACGTCATCGCCAGCCAGGACCACGGCAGCAGCCGCGAGAGCGCCACTCGGCAGCGCGTCGGGCTTGGCGTTTCCGCCTGGTAGGAACGCCGCGTCAGTGAGGTCGAACCGCCTCACATCGGCCGGCGTGCTCTCGGCCTGGCCCGTTTGCTTCCACTCGTCCAAGCTCCGCTCGGCCACCAGCAGCCAGCCACGGTCGCCCTCGGCCAGGTCCACGGTGAGTGAGCCGGCAGCGGCCGACATGAAGATCACCGGCACGTTGGCGATGGGCTCGGGCAGGTACGCGATCAGCTCGTCGCTATCTGGGTCGCGGCGGTACGACCTGATCAGCACCTGGACGTCTGCGATCTGGAGCGCTCTGTCGTAGGAGAGCACTCGCGCGGGAATCGCCGTGTGGATG